ATGTAACATTGGCTTATATTAAAAAAGGCATGTGTAAAGATTTAGTAGGAAATGATTTTTTCTGCGGATTAAATGATTTTATAAACGAAATATATTTTGCGACGCTAACAGGAGAAGACTATTTTATTAGTCTTATTTAATTATGGCTGGAAGACCAATACAAGACCATAACTTTAATAGGTTACATCAGGGTACCTGTCGATGTGTTATCGGAGCGTTACCAGTATCTTATGACCAAGCGGATGCTCCTCCAGAAGAAGCCATGAATGCTTTGATAACCGGATTCGTGTCAAGTGGGTTAGATTTAAAATACGAAAAAGATGGTAGTTATAAGGGTATTGTCCATATCCCCATATCCGAAGATAACGCATATTTCGATAAATTATTAACAATCAATATGATTGCTGATGGTAGAATGGAAAACTATTGGACTCTGCGTAGATACATGCGAACTATTCAAAGCGGGCAAACTAATGGATATCCGGTTACTGACCACAATCATAGAGTTTGGTCGTTTGACCATACTTACCGAAACCGACTTACATGGATTCCACGTATTGATATAATATTTGCCGATGATTCTTTACAGAAGCATCAAACTTTAAGATTTAGAAGATGTTATCCAACAGCAATTAGTGACATTACATTAGAATTCAAATCACCTGATCCAGTTACGTTTGATATGAGTTTTGTTTATTCATTTGAAGAAATCATTAGAGAAGAACCACCCAGTGAAGATATTGTACCACCTATAGGAGTTACTGACTAATGGCTACACCTGTTTACGCATCACTTTACGAAGATATATCAACCAGAATAGAACAGTTTTATAATAATGGTAGTATTCTTGTTGATAATAAATATATAGTAGGATTATATGGCGAAAACGTAAAAAATGCAATATCAAAAATGGAGAAAGAATCCAAAAGAATACCAGCATCCAATACCCCAACAATTAATCAAAAACAAATATTTAGAGGTAGAAATGATGGAATAAAAATACCATTAAACACTTATGAGAGAATGTTTACGAGATGGAAAGACACATTTGTTACTAAAAAAAAAGAACGAGATGAAGTCGAATTAAGGTGGGCTGTAAATAATGTTAGAATACCCATGGTAACTCCCATAATAATAAAGGATTTTGCAATGGATACAATAAAAAGTTTATGGTACCCAATTATTACAGGTGCTAAAGCAAATGGTACAATAACTCTAACGATTGTCGAAGAACGCGGAATGGGTATGTATCAATTTTTCAATGCTTTGATGAATCAGTTCTTTGTGCCTCAAGTTTTAAAACCAAAAAGTTCTTTTCAAAAAGTATCCATGTATATCATTATATTGAATGGAGAATATATAACCACTAAAACTTCTGATAAAAAATCTAAAACAAATATAATTGATATACCTTTACAGGTATTTGAATTCAATTCAATTGTTCCGAAAACTATATCTGAATTAACATTCAAACAAGACGATAAAGCAGATAAAGTAACTTTTAACATTTCATTTGATGCGCCAAATATATTTCAGGGTACTTACAAGAGCACCACTATGAAGGGATTAATGGATAACACTACGGATACTACACATTTTAATATAGCAAGTGATGAATCAGCTCACTTAAGTAGAATAGGGGACTGCGACGACGCGATGTTCACTGTAAAAAAATCAGAACTTCGCACAGACTTAAATGGATGGTATGAGCCACCAGCCCCAGCACCGACTATTTAGTATTCAGCGAAAAAATCCATATTCAATGGATTTATAGCCATTTTTCTTCTTAATACTTCCAATTGCTTTAGGAAAAACTCCATGTGATTGATATTATATTTATTTTCTGGGCGGGGATGATCTATATGCTCGATACCAGAACTTTCATTTCCAAGCATAACAATAAATATTCTACAATGCCATGCCTGTGCCCCTAAAAAGCTATCTTCTCCGCCCCATTTTCCCACGAATTCACCAGAAAAAACTTCTTTTCTGTTATAATATCGATAATTAAAATCTCGTATTAATTTTAATGCTTTTAAATTTAGCGCAATATTACAGCTCCAGACAACTAATGAACTTCTTAAAAGTTCTGTGCTATTAACTATAAAGTTTCCCTTACGGAACAGTTTAAGGTGTAAAAACTCTGCCTTATACTCACGTCGGTCTTTCCACCTAAATTCTTTTTCACGTCTTCTTCCTACGCTTAATACCGGAACATTACCATTCCCCGCATTTACGTGGGATTCTATTAAAGTAGGCTGAGGCATGCAGTCACCATCGATAAAAACAAACATATTGCAATTATCTTTAAGGGCTTCATTCACTCCCATATTACGGACATGTGGTGTTAGAAATAGTTCTTTGGTATCTCTATTACCGATATATTTAGGAGGTTCGGTTACTTCAAATATTTTGATATTGAGTTGGCTTTTTTTTACTTCTTCCTCTATGTGTATTTGTTCAGCATGCGTTGGTCTATCCAACATAACATACACTACATCAGGTTTAACACTTTGTTTTTCAATACCTTTTATAATTCTTGGGATATATCCACCTTGATGGTATATTGGAATAATTAATGCTATTTTAGGCGTGTTTACTCCCATTATCTAATTTCTTTCTTTGCCACTCCAAATACTCAAGATGTTCCGGGCACCCATCAGTCCAATCTTTAGGTTTTAATCCTTCGATTTTTTTTGGTTTATTCATCTTATTTTCCCTTTCGTTTGTCATACTAAGAAAATAAAAATTTTTAATAAAAAATCAAGAATTATTTTACTAAATTATCGTAGTGTCGAAAATAGGGTCAAAATTAAGGGTTTTTCGTGAATATAGGTTAACTAATTTCTTATATTCATTGTATAATTTCCGATTATAAGATGTGGGTGCTATATTTGATTGGTCCTGATAATTTAAGGTATCTATATTTTTTGATGTCACCGTTGTAATAATTCCCTCTTCTTTTGAAGCACAAAAATATTCTTGTGTCGGGGTAAATACAATTCCTTCGCTGATATCTATAAATTCTTTCATATTAGGGTCTTTGAATTTTTTACATTCAAATTTAACTCGCTCAAAATTACCATGAGCATAATTACATAAATAATCTACACGATTATCGGTGAATGCAATATCTAAATTTTTGTGTCGAGCTATTAAAAATTCTCTCAGTTCGGTTATTTTTAATTCTTTTATCTCTATGTTTTTGTGTTTTAATAATGCTTTGCATAATTTTTCGTAGCCAGTTCTCGGTTTGTATATAGAACCTGTACCGAATTTATTTAAGTATGTTAAATTTATTTCCCTCTGTAATGCTTCTCTGGTAAATTTGGATTGTCTAACATTACCCCATTTGTTTATTCCTATATATTTCAATAAACAATCATATAACCATCTTGGGAAAAAGTTTTTATAAATATTAACGAAATTAGATGCATTTTCTAAATCATCTCTGAAATCATCCAATGTTTCTATACATAATTGTATCTGTTCCCACTCCTCAGCTGATTCGAAACTGGCTTTATTTAGTGGATAACTAACAATACCATTTTTATTATTTACGAATTTCAACTGGTCATATGGTATATACATGTATGTACTATTATGTAATTTTTTAATAGGAAAATCTACTTTAAGTGATTTAATGAGGTTAATATCTTTTACTGAAAGATATTCATTAATATCATCATAAGGATAGCCAAGCTTTCCTGATTTGACATAGATTATTTTCTGACCAGATAAAGCTATCTGTCTTGCCCATAATACAGATTTAAGACTATAACCAACGATGGCGTATTTGTTTTTTATCATTAATTATTTTTTTATTAAATATTATCTTTCCTTATAAAAGGTAAAATATATTTTTCTAACCACTGTGGATAGGGAAACCCATATAAAATATCAATTATTTTGCCTTCTCCATTTGTTATTATATGAACTGGAGTCTTTGTGATGTGCAAATCTTTGATTATTAAATTCTTATCAGGCTCGTCTTCTATTATCCATTTGATATTCTTTATAGGATCTTCAAGAAATCCATACTTGCTAATCCATCTACCCATTTCAGATAATTTTTCAATGCAATCATCACATTTATTCATAGCTTCTTCACAATAAAACGTAAATATCCACATATGAGTTATATTAAATTTTGCTAATAGTTCTTTTCCGTATACTTCTTTTCCGTATTCGACTAATCTCTTGTTTAAAGGTAAGTATTCACCTTCTGTAGAATAGTTAATTATTGGTTCCACTTCAGATTTATTACATCCACATCCCATTTTATGTTCCTTCCCGGAATAATCCGCTTGTATTGTTTTCATGCATAAACAACCATTTAACGTCATGTCGCATGCACCATTTGGTAGCTGCCTCCCATTTGGCTTTATTTACACTGTAATCTCTTACTTTTGATTGATATGATTTAAGTCTTTTCTGATAATTTTGCCATGTATTTAATGATTTATTTTTTGGTCTTGTAGGAACATCTGGCATACTCATCATACAAACTGGCTTTATTTCTATTAATAACTGTTCCTTTTTACCTGAGTCATTTTGGATTCTACAAAAAACATCTGGATAATATACTGTATACCTTCCATAAACTGGATTATGATAATATATTGGTATCACTTCATAGCCCCATTCTAATACATAAGGATTCCTGTCTATAGCGTAAAATACTTTCTTTTCCCATTTAGATTTATATACAGGGATTTTATCTCCCATGTATTTCTTTGGGTTTATTAATGTATATCTTCCTTTTTGTGTATCTGTCTTATAATTCATGCTTACGAAGATGCTACTATTGTGTTACTATACCACCGAGTATAATAATCAACCCTAGATTCATTGCTAAGTTGTTCAGGTTTGTTTATGGCCGTTAAGATATTATAATCATCATTTATACGATACGTAGGGAGAACTGAGTAAAAATCATTAAGTGGCTCAGCTTCAAAGTCATCTGTCTCCGCGCCTAATCTATTTCTAACAGATATAATTGTGTCCAAATGATTTTGACTTTTTATAAAAGGTTGCTCCCACTGCAATAACTCATTAAGTCGTTCATAATAATTATGATAATTTATAACACCACCAATATTCTGTATTATTTTTACAATAGATTTTTCTGTAAGTGCAGAGTAAAATTTCAAATATCCTTTAGTAATTGGAAACATTTCGTTATCCGAACCATTTGTTATTGTTATTGCATCTTGTAAAGGGTCTAGTTCTACTTCATCTTTTGAATCTTTTGGTTGTCGCTCTTCTCTTGTTAAACTGTCTCTACTATCTTTAATAAAATCTAGCATTTCTTTAAATGGATCAATATGGACTTTTGTCCATATTGCTTTAAGTTGAGAATCCGGTACCTCATTAGTTGGTGCTATACATGCCGAGTATATATCTAATTCCTGTCCTCCAAGCCAATATTTAATGTTCAATCGTAAATTTTCATTATTCTCTTTTATTTTTAGCTTAAGATCATCTGATAATGAACCACAAATACCATCAAAACAACCAGCCCATACTTTTGCCGTTTGTAAATATTGCATTACACTCATCCTATACTTTCCATTTTCTTCGTTATGTACAAATAAACAAGGTGAGAGAGGATTCCCAATAAAGGGCGCAGGAAGTGGTTTATTTAATAATCTACAATAAGCTTTTATTGCCCATCTAAAAGGTTTCATAACATACTCTAATATTTTATAAACAGCATCCTGTAAGGCATCAAATGCTTTAATTATAAATTTATCTATGATATTTTCTTGTACCCATTGATTAATCCCAGTTAATAAATTGACTGTACCTGTCTGCTTTTTAAGACAGTCTAAAAAATCAGCCCCCGTACTTGTATTTTTACATTCTTCTTTCCATTTATGAGGAATCATACCAAGTATTATTTCTTTGAGACAAGGACAGTCATCTATCAATTTAGCTAATACTGACACCTCTGAAATATTATCTATAGTACCATCTAAAGCCTTTGCAAGCCCTTTAATAATATTCATTATACAAGTACGCGCCTCCTGTATAAAAAATGTAATTGCTTTTTCTAGTTTTTTTCTGTAATTATCAATTTTTTTAAATAGTTTATTTGCTAATACAAGTACGGCTTCTATCACTTCAATAATTAGATTAGCGGTTTGCGGAACCACTAAACATATCATATCTTCCCATTTAGGGGCGACTGCATGCATAATATTACCAATGAGGTGTAAACCACCACCTGCAGTTGAAGATTTATTTTGATTATCTATATAATTAGTTATAGTTGTAAGAGTATTGCCTGTCAGACCATCAATCCAATCCTTTGCTCGGTCACTGCAATCATTACTTTGCATTTTACGTCCAGCGTCTGCAATAGATTTAATAAAT